GTCTGTTGTTTGTACACTACCTGCTGTGCTACCTGATATTTGTAAATTAGTAAATCCTGCACCAAAGTTTGTAGGTGAGTCAGTTCCTATACCGACATTACCTGATGAGTTTATTCTCATTGCTTCAAGACCATTAGTTCTAATAGCCATAAAATTATTTTCGTGATTATACTGAACTTGTCCTCTATAAGCAGAAGCACCAGTTCCATCTCCAAACAATACATATCCATTACCAGTTGTAGATGTTTGTATTTGGATACCATTTTGTGAGTCAGATGTATTACCTACTTGCAAATCAGTTCCTGAATAATGAACTGAAGTATCTCCTATTAACAATCTACCTGATGAGTCTATTCTCATTGCTTCTGAATTATTAGTAACAAAGAACATATCGTGAGTTGCAACACCAATTCTATTGTAATTTCCAGTTGAGTTACTATCTTCTAATACGATAGCAGCACTTGCATCTGAACTTTCAAATTTTGCAACATAATCAAAACTTGTTACAAAATATCCTGCTAAATATCCATCTCCACCAGTAACTTCAATTCCCTCATCTCCAGTTGCAACAATATCTAATTTTGCACTTGGTGATGTAGTTCCTATACCGACATTACCATCAGATTTTTTTATTGTAACAATATTAGAAGAAGTACCATACGAATAAATCTGTAATAAATCACTTGCACCTCTATATCTTATTTGCATATCAGAAGAATTAAAGTCAATACCAGTATCACTTGAAGCATTATTTAGTCTTATAATACCATTACCTGCTACTTCTAAATCTCTTCCAGGTGAGTTAGTTCCTATACCGACTCTCCCATTTCCTTCAATAGACATTACATGTTTACTACCTAAGGTACTTGCAGTATCAGTTAATTGGTCCCATAGCCAAAATTGTATAGAGTTTCCTGCTTCTCCACCTGCATTATGTCTTGTTCTAATTGAATGTGCATAACCAGTTGAATTATAAGCATTGCCATTATAAGACAAAATTATTTGTGAAGAATTTGGACTTGAAGCACTACTATCTCCTGCTCTTAATCCTAAAGCATGGTCGCCATTATTATTGCCTGTAACATCTAAATTAACTTGTGGTGAATTAGTTCCTATACCGACTCTATCTGTACCTGCATCTACAAAGAAAGTATTTACTTCTGATGTAGTGCTTATTCTAAAGTTTGCATCTGCTTGTGGAACATTGAATTGAACATTACCTACATTATTAACTCTAAATCTTTCTGTTCCACCTGTAACAAGAACTGGAACATTGGCTGCTGCTTCATACCAAAAAGTATCTCCACCACCATCTAAGTAAATTTTACCAGTTGCTGCTATTGCTAAATCTGTTCCATCAAAAGTAAGATTAGATTCTACATCTGCTGTGGTACTATTACCATAAGTCAATACTCCATTAGCAGTTGAGCCATTGTAGGTGAGTCCTGCACTTCCATTTTCCCAAACACCAGTTCCAAAGTTGTAAATCAATGCTTGGTTAGCACTTGGAGAAGTAATCGTAACATCAGATAAATTACCAATAGGAATATCAATATTAGCACTACCATCAAAAGCAACTCCTGCAATATTTCTTGCAGTTCCTAATGTAGTAGCAGTAGAAGCATTACCTGATAGTGATCCATAAAATGTGGTAGCTTGAACATTACCTTCTGTATAAGTAATATCTCCAGTAGCATCTGCACTTGCTGTGGTTGTTCCTAATACCCATCTATCTTGGGATTCGTCCCAAATAATTGCTGCATCATTACCAGTAGTTCCTCTTTCTACAAAAATACCAGCATCATTGGTATTTGCTACTCCTGATTTTCCAGTATTTAATTGAATAATATTATCTTCTACTAAAAGATTGGTAGTATCTAAAGTAGTGGTTGTTCCATTAACTGTAAGATCACCACTAAGAGTTAGATTAACACCAGTAGCAGTTCCAGTAAAAGCAGGAGAAGCTAAGGTTTTATTACTTAAAGTATCTGTGCTTGTTGTGGTTATAAATCCTGCATCGTTATTTAAAATACTTAAAGGAATTTCATTTGCAGGTTTTTTTGATTCTGTAGTTCCATCTAATACAATAAATTGGTCTGTGCCTACCATAGCAATACCATTCATATCAGTTGCTTCATTTAAATCAACATCAATCGTAATACTACCTGATGATGTAATTGGTCCACCTGATACATCAATTAAGCTACCTGGAGTAATTCCTACACTTGTTACTGTTCCTGTTGTAGTGCTATAACCATAACTTAAAATCTTATCTTGTATTGCTGCAGAAGTCATTATAGAAGTATCATTGTCTGCAAAAGCTTCTGCTGAAGTTTGAATAGCAGTTAAAGCTACTGAATCAAAAGTCAAAGAAGTATTAATAGTAGGAGCATTAATAGTAGGGCTTGTTAAAGTTTTGTTGGTAAGGGTATCAGTTGTTGCTCTACCTACTAAGGTATCAGTAGAAGTAGGTAATGTTAAAGTTCCAGTATTGCTAATAGAACTTATAATTGGACTTGTTAAAGTTTTATTGGTTAGGGTTTGTGATCCTGTTAAAGTAACAACAGAAGAATCAATGGCTATGGTAATATCTCCAGTACCAGTTGCATTAATTCCTGTGCCACCTATAATACTGGATATTGCTCCAGTTGCATTTAGATCAATATTTCCATTAATGTCGTCATAATTGGTAGAAATGTTGGTATAACTTCCAGTCGTAAACATTGTACCCACAACATCTTGGATATATTCCTGGATAGTATCTGAGCCAATATATAATTGAGTTGAAATCTTAACTGCATTACTTGCAATTTGTAAATCTGATGCAGTCCCATCACCATCGTAAATAGTACGAAGTGTTCCATCAATTCCTCCAGTTTCTCCTATATGGATTAATTGAACATATCCCTGATTAACAGGGGTTGGTCCCAAATTAGTATTACTACTCACCTAATTCCTTGTATAAATCTTTATCTGTCATTCGTTTATGCCCTCTACCGATATCATCTGAAAAGATAGCAGGTTTACCAAGAAGTCTTTGAACTTTTTTATTTCCTTTACAATCTTGAACATCGGAGCATTTTTTGATTTTTTCATCGTTCATACTTTGAACTACTTCAAATATCTCTCCACAATCGCATAAATATTCGTATATTGGCATCTATATCCCCTTAAAATTCTTTTTTAGTGGTAATATGGGGATATCCGAAAATACCCCCATATTTAACCGATTCACTAACAGTTATTAAGTAACATTATTGAAGTTGACGATACCTAAAGATGTTGATGAAGTAGCATGTGATAATGCTGCTCCAAATAGAACATCAGCAACCACTGAAGTTGCCAAGTAGTCAATATCATAAGCACTTTGAACTCTTGGTGCTATTTGTTGTGCAAAGTACACTGATTCCCTTCTAAAAATAGAAGCAGTTTCAGTGGTAGCAGTTCCACCTTCTGCCCAATCTGTACTTGGGTATAATCCCATACCATAAGCACTGATTATTCTACCTGTTACATTTGGATTTTCAGAATCACCTCTTTTTTGTGCTTCTGTGAAATCACCAAGTCCAAGTAAAGACATATATGCTTTTGGTGAAGCATACATAAATGTATTGCCATCGCCATAGTCATATCCTGCATCAAGAAGTTTTTCAAGTCCATCTCTTACTAATGCAGTAGTGAAAGTGTCATCTGCTGCTAATTGAACATCATTACCTGTTCCAGTTTGGATTAACAAAGCAATAAAGTTTTCTACTTTTTTAGCCAAAGCATAGCCCATTGATTGTGCATAAGCATTGAATAAGTCAGCAGATTCTTGAACTCTTACGATGTCCTCGATTCTTTTCGCTTCATAGTGATGTTCGTTTAAGTTTAATTGAATCACTCCATCAGTATTTGCACCATAAGTTACTGCACCATCTGCTGATTTAGATGTTACAGTTTCTTCGGATACTTTAGGAATGTTTAGTACATCGCCACCATTTGCAACCATTGATGAGAAGTCAAGCACTTGATTTCTTAACTGAAATTTTCTTTCAGCATAATCAAGAATAGCATCTCTCCACATCTCAGGAATAAAATTAGCAGCTGTTGTTACAGTTACATTAGCCATTTTTTTTCATCTCCTTAAAGATAGTTTTTAGTTTCTATACCCCTCTACTATCTGTTGCCAAAGTTTAGGATTCTTCCTGGCTTGTTCTCTATCCTTATCGGATAAATCTGCCCACTTCGTATTGGAAGCAAACTTGCCTGATGAAGTAACCTCTTTTGCATCAGATACTTGCACTTTTTGTTTACCCAATCTTTCAATGTGCTTTTCCAACTTTAATGTTGGCAGGTCTTGGTATATTTCTTGGTCATCATCTGAAAGTTGGGACAGCAGATGTTCTCGTCTTTGTTGTTCTTGAATTTTAAACTGTTCTACAACTGGTTTAAGTTGTTCGTTTTCAGCTTTAACATTCTCATACAAAGATTTAAACTCCTCTTTTTCTTCAAGTCTTTTTTGCTCTTGAAGTTTGAGGTTTTCTTTGAGTTCATTTAACTCGGCTTCTGCTGCTTGAGCTCTTGTTCGGTATTTCTTGCTTTCTGCAATTAAACCACCGACATCATCATTATTTTCCTGTGTAGAAACTTCTGCTACTGCTTGTTCTTCTACTTTTATTGTTTCTTCGGACATACTGCCCTCCTATTTTATTGTTATAGTTTTGGATACATATTTTTTAATATTCTTATCCAAAAGTTCTTTGCCGAATCTCTCGGCTATAAATTCTTGATTCTTGTTAGACAAATCATAGATATCATACCCTCGTTTTTGATTGCCTAATACAATTTCACCTCTATCAAAGGTTATAATACCAGTATCACTTTTACCTGATGCTCTCATTCCACTTAGTGTTCTATTCGTTAATTGCATATTAACAAATGAAGTTCTTGTATCGGTAGATTGATTGGCATAAGCTTTAAGCTTTTTACCAGTTCTAAATCCTCGCATACTATTAGCTTTGTATTTTTTATAAGTATTGCTTTTATATTGGAATCCACTTTTATTATTTTGGAATTGTCCTTTGTTTGCATCAGATTGTATCTTATCAATAGCATCTTGTGCTAACTTGGTCATTACCTTTGCATTCGGTTTTAAAATATCTTGGATTCTCATACTCTTACCCAACTATGTCTACAATTATATCCACCACGATTAACAAAATCGATATATCCTAAACTATTAATTTCTTTTTGAGTTAATGGTGGCTCTTGTAATGCTCTTTTACATACATCTCTTGTTTTGTTATCAGAAGGACCAATATATTGGAATTTAATTTCAGGAAATTCCTCAAATGCTTTGGCTCTTGTTAGGTTACTAAATCGTGAAAAAGCATCATTAATCAAGAAAGATGCTTCACTACTACTAATAAAGTTTCCTACTCCAAATCCTGCTACTAAACTTTCCATAATTTGTTTATTGGTTTGTCCAGTAATAATACCTCTTAACATTGCATTTTTTAGTTGATCCGAATATTGTCTTACTTGTCCAGTTAAATAAGTCAATT